AGAGGAGTAACAAATGGAACAAGCACTAGTTAGTATGAGTGACATTCGACGTTTCAAAGCATGTCGCCAGAGATGGGCATTTAGTTCACCGCTGCGTGGCAACTGGTCGTTCACAGGTTCGAACAAGAATCTTGTCGCAGGTGATCTAGCACATCAAGCATTGGCAAGGTTTTACAGTCCTGAAAAGGATAAGGCATACTGCGCCGAGGGTATGCTAGACTTCTATGATGAGCGTAGTGACATTCAGTTGGAAGCCGCAAAAGGTGAACCGACCTTTGACAAGATTGTAGATGAAGTTGGTCTAGTAAGAGATGCTCTTGATGCTTACGCTCCGTGGGCACAGAAACACGACAACTGGACACCTATCTCTACAGAGCTCGATCTTATCGTTCCTCTACCACTTGATGTGTATAACAAACAAGTTATCTACTGTGGTCGTGCTGACGGCCTTGTCGAGCGTGATGGGGATTTCTTCTTGCTAGAACATAAGACATGTACTCGCTACCCCGAGTTCGATACACTTCTTCTCGATGAACAGTGCATTGCGTATCTTTGGGCTGCTAACATTGATCCACAGTTCAAAGATACCCGACCTATAGGCACGCAATATACTTTTCTGCTCAAGAAAGCTCAGCAGATTCCGAAGGTGTTGAAGAATGGTAGTCTGTCTCGAAGCAAGGCGCTCTTAGCAGGGACGACCTATGAGACCTATGCTAGACGAATAGCTGCAATTGGAGCTTCAGCTAGTGACTATGCAGCTGAATTGCGATTCTTGAAAGGTCGACCCAATCCGTTTGTGCAACGCGTTGAGATACGACGCACAGACAAAGCATTGCAGGTGTTTGGGAACGATTTGCTTGCTACGGTAGCAGAGATGATGAATCCGATGGTTACGATTTATCCAGCACCAAGCTGGTGGACTTGTAGATACTGTTCTTTCAAGTCCGCCTGTTCATTAGCTCGATGTGGCATTGATCCCCTACCTTTGTTGAAAGGAGCATACGCACAACGTGAGGCACGCTACAACGTAGACGTAGACACAGAGGAACTAGTAACTGTATGAAAGGACTAAAGCGACTCAATACCGATTTACGAGGATGTCGAAGAAGACTGCTGCGCTTGGTGGAAGCAGGCCGGATCGATACATCTTCAGAAGATGTGCGACTTGCGATACAATCTATCGTTGTCTACATCGGTATTGCAGAACGCTGCGTCGATCAGTTGCATCCCTTCGAGAAAGGAGTAGTCCATGCCTCAGTTGCAGCAAAAGGCAGTGAAGAAACTGCCGTTGCTAAAACCGAATCACAATTCTGAATTCTTCCGCATGCTAATATACGGTGCTACCGGTGTTGGCAAAACACGATTGGCTTGTACTGCATGTGATCTAGAAGATCTAAAACCCGTACTGATGTGTGATGCAGACTTGGGACTTGCATCCGTCGCAGATAGGGATTTCGATGTCGTGCGTGTTAACAACATGAGCGATCTCGAAATGGTAAACAATTATATACGAGCGCATCCCGGAGAGTACCGTACTGTCATCGTAGATAGCCTTACAGCGTTGTACAATGCTCTAGTTCGGGAGCGCTTGCGTATGCCAGGAAGAACTGCCAAGCAGGATATGTACGTTCCGGATCAGTCAGATTGGCTACATGGAACTTTTCGTATGCGCTTGGTGATTCAGCAGTTCAAGACTGCTCCTGTTAATTTCATCGCTACTGCTATGGTAGACTACCGTACGGATGAAGCTACAGGTGTGAAGATGACTCTTCCTGGGTTGTCAAAGAAACTCGCAGAGCAAGTAGGAGGTGAGTTTGACGTAGTTGGATTCCTTGGGACGAAGACAGCCAAGGGAAAAGTTGTTCGTACACTGCAGATACAGCCCTATGGCAATCGGGATGCAAAGGGACGCATTCCTGCATCCTTCCCGCCATTGCCTCCAGTGCTAGAGAATTGTACTGTTGGGGGAGTATACCTGCACGTAACTAAGGGTATTGAAATCGAATCCGGAATTGCAATAGAGGAGACACCAAGTGCCAATCTCAGTAAATCTAACGGGCGTTCAACTTCGGCCTGAGCCCTTGTCACCCGGTTACTACGATGCAGTAGTAGATGAATGCAAACAGCAGCCCAGCAAGGCTTCTGGTCAACCGACGATCTCGTGGCGTTTCAATGTGATGGAAGGTCCGAATACTGATGCACGCACTGAAGAGTATGACGGACAGGCTTTCGCAGGCCGTAAAGCATTCACGACTACTAGCTTGCAGCCGCAAGCCTTGTTTGCCCTGAAGTCATTGCTACTAGGGTTGGGCTTTGATGAGGAGACACTTAACGGTACCGTCGACTTTGAACCGAGTGACATGCTTGGAATGCCTTGCGTTCTAGCAGTTGTGGAATCCGTGTGGAACGGGCAGATGAGTGCCAAGGTTGACAAGGTGCTCGAGGCAGGTACGTTGCCAGACGACCTTGTCGTGGCCTAACTAGTTATATGCCCTGCAGTAGCTAGTAACCTAGTGAGCGAGGAGTTAATAGCTCCTCGCTTGCCTACTTAATAGGAAGGCCATTACTATGGATAGCGTTCTACTAGATGCCATCTTTGAGGGTATCGACCCTAAAGAATGGATCGAACTTCGAGTAATCGAAGAGAAAGAACGTGGAGCCGAAGGCAGGAGTTTGTTTTTCGACAATACATCCGATTTACTGAAAGTAGCCGGGGCTAACAACGGTCAGCTGCATTGTTATTTTGGAGTAGCTCCAAGAACAGAACAACGAGGAACAAAGGCTGCAGTAGGCCGCTCCTTAGTAATATGGGCAGAGGTAGATGCGAAAGACGCCGGTGACAAGGTAACGGCATTCCAGAACATAGAAAGCTTTGTACTTCCGGCATCTTTTATTGTCGACTCAGGTCACGGTTTCCATGCTTACTGGTTGTTGCGTGAAGCAATATCAGTCAGTGAAACAGAACTGCTATTGAAGGCGGTAGCAAAAGAGATACCAAATTCAGACAAAGCAGTGTCTGAGATTGCACGTGTCATGCGTGTTCCTGGTACACTGAACATAAAGCATGCGGAAGACATAGTTGAATGTAAGATTGCTGTATCTCGACCTCAACTTCGGTATTTCGCTTCGGATGTAAAAGCAGCTACACGCATAGGTCCTGACACGAAGCTTGCGATTCTAGATGATTCGCATGTACCAGCAGCTGCAAAGGATCAAAGTCGCTCAGGAAGAGACTGGATCGTCATACGAGCTCTTAAAGCTCAAGGTATGAGTGCGGATGCTATTCGGGATGTCTTTCGTTATGCAGTGAGTGACATCGGTGCAAAGATAAGAGAAGAAGAGAATACACAGTATCTCTCACGTACGATTGATCGTGCTTCGCAACAACTGACCGGTGAAGAGTTAGTAGCCACTTATTACTCGGAAAACGACAACTGCTATATCGCAGACGGAACCCACGTTGTATCGACGTTTGTGTTTGAGCCTCATAGACTTCTTGTAGATGAAACGGGAGAGGATGCTTTTGTAGGTGATATACGGGCAGGTATAGAGATTTGGCCTGCAGTAGTTCTTACGAAGGGTGCTTTTTCAGGCGTCGCAACCCTTCTTAAACAGCTAAAGGACATGCGATGGCAGTGGCTTGGCGGAGACAAAGAAGTACGCATGCTACTTCCATACCTGGTTTCTAAGTGGCGAGAGAAAGGAATGCCGAAAGTAAAAGCTACCGAGATAATCGGTAGGCACATAGGACACTTTGTTCACGGTGGAGAAACGATAAGTGCTACAGCAATACAAAGTGTATATGAAGCACCTATTGTATATAAACCGACTGGGCGAGTGCATCCGGAGCTTAGCTTTCACCACGGAGAAGACTTTCCTGTTCTCCTAGAAATCATTCATGACTTGTTACCTCAGATAAACTTACCCGAAGTGATATGGCCTATAATCGGGTGGTTCATGGCGACTCCGTTGAAGCCTGTGTTCAACAGTTTTACGAACCCAGTGCGTTTCCCTCACTTGAATCTGTTTGGTACAAAGGGTTCGGGCAAGAGTTCATTAGTGCTAAAAGTATTCCTGCGAATGGCAGGTTACAATAGACCTTCAGCTCACTCTTGTAGTACGACTACGTTTGTATTGTTGTCCCTGATGTCTTCTACTAATTGTATCCCTGTATCTCTAGCAGAGTACCGGCGATCAAGTATGAACACTCGGGAATTCGAATCCCTCAAGCGTTGCTTATTGTTATCGTATGACAGTTCAAGTAACTCTCGCGGACGCTCCGATCAAACAACACAAGAATACGAAATGGTTGCTCCTGTTGTATTAGATGGTGAGGATATGATATCCGATCCAGCTATTCAGGAGCGCATTGTGCTTGCCAAACTTACACCAAGTACGATAGCCGAAAGCACGCAGTGTTGGGAGACTTTTGATGAATTAGTAGATTTACCTTTGGAAGCATTTGCTTTGCCATACTTACAATATACTTTAGCAATCAGTGAGCGTGAATTAGAAGCACGCTGGAAAGAAGCCTTTCATGAACTAGATGCAGTGTTCCCGACAGATTTGGGAGACCGTGTAAGACGTAACCTTGCTACTACTTTGACAGGTATAAGGTTATACGAAAGCTTCTTGGGTAAGTATGGAATTGAAGTTGAACCAGTACATCCGAGTGTGTTAGGAGATGCAAAAATAAGTATACAAACTACTGCACTTGGTCGTGGTACTTTAGCAGTGGATAGTTTCATAGAGGAGTGTGTCAATGAAGTGGCGTTAGTACCATCGAAGCCGAATTTTCTGTTTGACTATGATCACGATGCAAATATACTGTGGTTACATCTCTCGTCAGCCCACAAATGGTGGGTTCAAGAGAGCGTACGACGTCAAGTTGGTTTCTTAGAGAAGGCTGCCTGCAAACAGCAGTTAAAGGAGTGTTCTATAAGCCCGCCAGGACCTGGGTGCTATATACATGGACCTAAATCTAGACATGTACCTGGTAGTAGAACCCTTCACATGTACGGCGTGGATTTAGCTCTAGCTCATGCTAATGGGCTTGACGTACCAGAGTCCTTACACTTCAATCGTATTATGGTAAGAGTTCCAACAAAGGAGAACAGCACATGATGACTGATCTGATAGGCACAAGGGTGCGCCAAGTCAAAGGAGAACCTGAGCAAACTATACTCGAAGGTACCATACGTGGGTCTATGTGTACCCACGAGGAAGGACCATCGTTTCTAGTACAACCCGATGGAAGTGTTAAACTAATTGAATGCAAATGGTTTGAGGTACGGTTGCTTTCGGAGTCAGAATCCAGTCAGGCTCAGTTCACGTTGAATGAAATACGTACCTTCCTCACTCGTGTAATCGTCACTACGCCCAACAATACTAACGTAAACGCTTATGACATGCTAGCCTTGCTTAACGGGAAAAAGCCTGATATAGATGTATCTAGGACGACCTGGCTCGGTAAAGTGTCGCCGAAGGTTATGGCGAAAAAGCTGGACAAGATCACTAAGCTCGTACCAGACTGGTGGGAACCGGGGCGTATGAGCGGTACAATTATTGATGCAAATGAAATACTAAGTATACTGGACGATTAGGAGTAAACATGGGTGATATGACACTAGAGCCTATAATGCTACACATCACATCGAAGGAAGATTAGTATGGTAGACAAGGTCTGTGCGTTGTTAAGTGGAGGTCTTGATGCGTACGCTTCAGCACTGAAGTTCCAAGAACTAGGACCAGGATGGCTCACGGAAGCAATGTACGTACACTGGGGAGTACCCGTATGTAAGAAGGAGTATCAGAAGGCTACTATTCAGGCAAAGTTATTGGGAATACCTATTCATACAGTGCAGGTAGATATGCCTATTTGGCTTAGTGACAACGAAGTCGACTACGTCGACGATATGCTACCCAGGTATTACATACCCCATCGCAACCTCGTTTTTGCTACACTAGTTGCCTCGCATACTTTCAAGCGGGGTATAGACGGCTTGATACTTGGATGTCATATACGGGATTCGCATTGCCCTGATGGGTCTCCTTCGTTTACGGCCCACTTGGAGTACGTACTTACGGCAGGGTCTGGTAGAACCTATACCGTAATAGCTCCTTTCATGTTTCTTACAAAGCAAGACATTGTTGAGTATGCAAACTTTTGTGATCCTAATTTCCTACGACATAGTTGGAGTTGTTATCATGCAGGAGAACGACCTTGTGGAAGCTGCGCAAGTTGCAGAGAACTTGAAGAAGCGCTTCACGCAGCAAGTATCGACACGCGGCGAATGCCTTTTGAGTGTGCAAATGAGACACCGCCTAGTTGATCGTATGAACGTGGCGGCCTCTGATGCAATCCGCTTGTATCAGAGTCGTGCTGAAGTATATGACGTAGATTTTCCAATCTGGAAGAAGATGGCATTCGGTGATGTTAGTTTTGCACAGCACGTCTTTGGCGTTGCATGTCGGATAGTATCACTGATACGCACGCTACAAGTGTCTGTACAAAACAAACCTTTGAATATGCTAGACGACTGTATTCAGGATATAATTACGTACGCCTTGGTATGGAAAGCTTGGCGTCTAGGACGCGAAATAGGGGACTACAATGAAACTGATGACGATTGTGCCAACGAGCCATCTTAAAGACATTCGAACCACAAGCAATGCTTACATGTTGCTTGCACATTCAGTTGCAGAGGAGGGCTATCTAGAGTATTATAGAGACCTGTCAGGCTTCAAAGTACTGGACAATGGTGTGGCAGAAACGAACAAAGCTATGGATATAGAAGATCTCGTAGAGGTAGCTATAAAGCTAGGTCGTGTAAATGAAATTGTACTGCCCGATGAACGTTTCCAAGCAGACGACACAGTTACACTAGCACGTAATGCTTTGGAATATGCACCTTTGCGAGACTACATGGACAAGTATAACTGCAGTGTTATGCTTGTACCGCATGGTTATTCCAAGCAAAACTGGTTCGAGTGCTTGGAAAAATTGGTTGCTCTAGTGAAGCCTGGTGCTGCAGAATACAGTATCGGAATCGGCCGTGGATATGGTTCACTTGCTCCTACTGAGGGCCGAGTAGCTGTAGCAGAACAAGTACAGCGTATATGTGGACCGGATGTACCAATACACTTGCTAGGACTGGTTAATCCTGTAGAACTCTATGCCCTAGCACACATAGATGTACGAATACGTAGCTGCGATACCTCATTGCCGTGCGTAGCTGCATACTTCAAAGAAATCTTCAGGCCACCGAACCTGATAGTACAACGACCAGCTCATTGGCAGTTTCGTAGTTCACTCTACTTGACGGATGCAGAAATCGTTATTGCTCAATACAATGTAGACATGCTGGAAAGGTTATGTAACAATGCTGGACAAGTGTGCTAAATGTACTTTGAATCCCAAGTACTTCGTGCCAGGATACGGTCCTGATATAGCCGAGTTTGCTATAGTTGGGGAAGCTCCCGGTGCAGATGAAGTAATCCAGAAGCAACCTTTTGTAGGTGCTTCTGGAAAGTTACTACGAGCGGTGCTCGAGGCAGTTGACATTGATGCCGACAAAGTGTATATGACTAACGTGTGCAAGTGTCGACCACAAGGCAATCGTACACCAACTGCACTAGAACGTGATTGTTGTAAGGTAGGTTTGGAAGCTGAACTGAAAGCACATGGTGTGCAACGTGTACTTGCACTTGGAAACACTGCCCTGCAAGCTTTCACTGGACTAACAGGTATAAAGAATAGACATGGACATGTGTCTGTTTGGAAAGATTTGACGATTATACCTACGATACATCCAGCAGCTATGTTGCGTAATGCTAACAGCTTTCCCGACTTCACTGATGACATTCAGTTATTGCTAAGTGAGAATCCTACATACAAGCGTAAGATATTCTCGGAACACAAAGTAATTGAAGACCCTGATTTCGCCATTCAATTCTTTGACATGCTTAGTGAGTACGAGGGAGTTGTATGTTGGGACACTGAAACGAACAGTTTCAAAGTGGCAGACGTAGACTTCCTGTGCATATCCTTCTCCCTGAGTCCACTTGATGCAACGGTACTTCAAGGTGACGTACTGTATGATGAAAGTGTACTTGAAGCTTGGCGTACTGCTACTGCAAATCGCAAAGTTAAATGGCTTGCACACAATGCACAGTTTGATGCTTCGCGTGTAAAGAAAGTTCTCGATGTAGATGTTCCTATTGATGAAGATACTATGCTCATGCATTACGTATTGGATGAGCGTAGAGGTGTTCACGGACTGAAGTACTTAGCTATGAAGTATTGCTACTACCCAGACTGGGAATCCAACATCAGGCTATTCCTCACGAAGCCAGCTACAGACTCATATGAGGACATTCCACCTAGTGTTCTAGCAAAGTACAATGCGAATGACACAGTAGCTACATTCCTGTTATATCAACACTTGTTGCCTTTGTTACAAGCAGAACCTAAACTGGAGAGTGTGTACCGTAACATACTTATACCTGCTGCAGGAACTCTGAGTGACATGACTGCAAACGGTGTGCTCATTGATGAAGAACAGAGACAACAGCTCTACGTGGAAGCACTCGATGACATGGTACGCCTCGGGGATGAGATGCAAGCTATGTTGAAGGAGCGCAACGCAGAACTAGATGCCGATCCAAGTGCTCGCAGTGTGCGAGCTCCACTAGAGTTTAATCCCAGGTCGTCTAAGCAGGTAAAAACTATAGTATACGATGTGTTTTATGCTCCTCCGTTTAGTCAATCAAAACCCTTTCGTGCCGATGGAAGTTATACACTCCCAGCACCTAAAGGAAGATCAGATTTCACTACGGCTAAGGATCAGCTGGTACGTTTGGCGCATGGACCTTATGATGTAGCCAAGTTTGCCGAGACCCTACTAGAGTTCCGATCCCGACAGCAGTTCTCACGTACCTATTTGAACAACTACATACCGGAATCAGATGGTCGTATTCATCCACACTTTCAACTTCACGGTACCGTAACAGGACGATTGGCTGGATCACGGCCGAACCTGATGAACATGAGCCGTACCGGAAAAGTGCGTAACATGCTAATACCGGAAGATGGAAACTACATCGTTACTATTGACTATGGGCAAGCCGAGCTACGCTGCTTGGCACAGTTAGCAGATTCAGCTAGCTTGAAAGACATCTTCAAACGTGGAGTAGATGTACACGATGCTGTAGGAGAAATGCTCTATGGACAAGACTATGTCGACAATAGTCAAATGCTTCGCCGTGTGGCAAAAACGGTGGTGTTTGGTATTGTATACGGTCGTGGTGCAGCTAGTATTGCTACTGTGTTTGGGATGTCTGTTGAGGAAGCACGTTCGATAAAAGCCACAGTGATAGAGTGGCTACAAGTGCGTGGATGGATGGATGAAGTGTGCAATCAAGCACTTACGCAGGGATATGTTGAAACATACACTGGCAGACGCAGACGCTTTCCTCTCATTCTGGAAAGCAACAAACACATTGTACTTCGACAGGCTGTAAATGCTCCGATACAAGGAACTGCATCCGACATTATTGTGCTCAGCATGATCGAAATACACAAGTGGATTCATGAGTACGGAACGATATATGCACCTGCATGTCTTCTGTTTCCTACACACGACGAAATAACATTCGAAGTGAATAAAGAATGTTATCAAGAGGCCGCTGAGCGTGTTGGACAAACGATGCTGGAGATGCCGAGGAAAGTATTTGGTGATACTTGTATCCCATTCACTATAGATGGATCATATGGAGACTGTTTTAGTAAATACGAAATGAAGGACTTGGAGTTATGTTTGAAATCAACGGCTACAATTGGTACAGTATAGCATTTGCTTCACGCAAGTTCGCTATAAGTACATCCACTCTTTATAACTTGTGTCGAACAGCAAAAGTAATTATGCTTGAGCGTGCACTCTTTCCAGCTGGAGTACAACTCAAGTATCTAATCCGAGAAGATTCCTTACTACGTATGCAAAGGAAAATCTTTACGTGAAAGTACTTGCATTCGATCCAGGTGAAACGACAGGTTGGGCATTCTTAATGCCAGGTCCAGGTCCAAGCACAAGCACAAGCCCAGTGTGTGGAGAGTTTCCAACATGGCAGGATGTGCGAAGTTTGATAGAGTTGTACTCGCCCCAGATGATTGTACTCGAAGAGTTTCGTCTGCGTCCTAGAGCAGCTTTCGCTTTGACTTGGACCACGTTTCCAACAATTGAAGTAATCGGCGTGATCAAGTTCTTAGCCGATGATTTTAACATTCCTTACAGGACACAAACTGCCGCACAAGCCAAGGTGTACCGATTACAACCATTAAGTGGAATAACAAATCATGCGGGTGACGCTCTACGACATGCAATCTGTTGTCAGCGAACATTAGGACACTTTGCTAAGTATAAGCACCTAATCAGGAGAGACCGTGGCTAGGTTGCACGTGTACAAAACTAAGCACGGTATTAAACGCTTTCGCATAACTGGAAATTTGTCTAAGCAGGTTAGGAATTTGCTAGTACAGCACACTGATGTAACTAAAATAAAAGGTGCTGGCTATACTTGCTTGGCTGACGAGAAAGTGTATGCTATCGTTAAGAACAATGTGCCGAACTTGGATATAACATCAGCCGCACTACGTTGGCGACAAGCTAAGGCTGCTGGCTTGCAAGTGAGACAACAACTTGTCGCACAAACAGATGTCGATCTCGGGGACTGGGCAACTAAGTTGCATCCTTTCCAAAGGGTCGGAGCAAACTTCCTTGTGCAGGCGCGTTACGGGCTATTAGCAGACTCGCCAGGTCTTGGCAAAACGGCTCAAGCAATTGCTGCGGTGCGTGCTTCCGATCGACATCGCAAAGTGCTGGTCATCTGTCCCAATGCACTCAAAGCTTGGTGGAAACAAGAGATAGCACAGTGGTACCCTGATATACCTACTAGGGTATTCGTATCTAAGAATCGCCTCGCACAGCTTAAGGCTTTCAAAGAAGGCGTAGCAATACTCCATTGGGAGATGATACCAATCTTTCTTGAGTTGATAAAGCATAACTGGGAATGGATCGTCTGTGATGAAGCACACCGTTTACGTAGACACACTACGAAAACTTTTGCGGCTCTCAAACGCTTACAGTACACCCGTTTGGCTTTACTTACTGCTACCCCGATGGCTAATCATCCAGCAGAACTATGGCCAATGCTATCCCTGATTGCAAGGGAACAGTTCGGTAGCTACACAACTTTCTTTGAGAAATACGTTAACTACGAACTAAATTATTGGGGAAAGAAGAAACCAATCGGTGTAGTTAATCCATCGGAACTACGAGAAAAACTGTCTACTGTAATGCTACAACGAACTTGGGATGACGTAGGCATACAGATGCCCGAGAAACAGTTACGACGCATTGATGTAACAATGACTAAACAGCAACGAGCATTGTACAAAGAAGTAACAAAGTATTTGTGGCTTGAGTTAGATAGCGGAGATATCGTCAGTGCTGATTCTGCCGCACTTAAAGTATTACGCCTACGCCAGATAATCAGCACTACCGCAACGATTACTGACTATGACAGTTCAGCCAAACTAGACCTACTGTTTCA